TTCTTGAAGTGCGCCAAGGCGTGCCCGAAACCCATCAAGGAGAAGAAATGAGCACTCCCGACGCCCTGCCTGCCGTTGCGGGCCTCGCGCTGAGCAACCAGCTGCGCAAGATCGTGGCCCTCGCCATTGCCGAAGCGCAACTGGAAAAGGACGTGTCCGGTACGCACACGAAGGCTACCAGCCTGGCTGCGTTCCTGACTGCCGCGTCCACGGCCGTGAACGACATCATCCCGTGATGAAAGCCCGCATCGCCGTCGCAGCGCTCGCCGTGAGCGCCGGCGGTGTCGGCCTGATCGCTACCCACGAGGGCAACGTCCTTCGTGGGTACCTCGATCCCGTGGGCATCGTGACAGCCTGCCGCGGCCACACCGCCAGTGCCCAGCTTGGGCGCATCTACACCGAGAAAGAATGCGACGCCCTGTTCCGGGCGGACATCATCGTGGCAGAGCGCGCCGTCAAGCGGGCTGTCACGATTCCCTTGGCTCAGCCCACCTACGACGCCATCGTGAGCTTCACGTTCAACGTCGGGGAGGGTAACCTCCGTCGCAGCACGCTGCTGCGGAAGCTGAACGCCGGCGACATCGTCGGCGCCTGCAACGAACTGCCGCGCTGGAACAAGGCCGGCGGGCGCGTCCTGCCAGGCCTGGTCAAGCGCCGGGCAGAAGAACGCGCGCTTTGCCTGGAGGGCGCATGAGGAAATACATCATCGACCCTGCGCTCCCCGCGCCGGGAGACGTCAAGCCACTGCAGCCGGCGGCCGGCATCAGCACGACCGTGCAGGCCCCGCCCGCCCAGCTGTCGGGGCAGGAGATATCCAACAGCGTCGGAAGTGTGCTCGACGGTACGCACGATGGAGTGTCCACGGCCTACGACCCGAACGCCCGCAAGGTAAACATCACCAACACGGACAAGGGTTCCGTGGCCGTGGCGAGCCACGAGGCCGCCTCCGATCCTCATCCGCAGTACGAAACGGCAGCCGAGGTCAACTCGAAGATCGCTGCGCACAGCGCGGCTACTGATCCCCACGGTGACAGGGCCTACGCAGATAGCCAGGATGCCGCCCACGTAGCCGCTGCGGACCCGCACCCACAGTACGAGACAGCGGCTGAAGTTGCGGCGCAGATCGCCACTCACGCTGCTGCCACCGACCCTCACGGGGATCGCGCGTACACGGACAGCCAGCTTTCCGCACACGCTTCGGCTAACGACCCGCACACAAACCTGAACGCCTCAAATCTGACGTCCGGCACTGTACCGGCTGCACGTCTGTCCGGGTCGTACAACATCGACATCACCGGGTCCGCCCCGTGGGGAGGTATCACCGGAAAGCCGACGACCTTATCCGGGTACGGCATCACTGACGCACAACCGCTCGCCAGCAACCTCACTGCGGTCGCAGACCTCGCGTCCAACGGCCTGATTGCCAGAACTGGCAGTGGCGCTGTTGCGGCGCGGTCCATAGCCGTGTCAGGAACTGGTCTTTCGGTGTCGAACGCTGACGGTGTGTCTGGCAACCCAACCGTCACGTCAAACGCGACGAGCGCAAACACCGCTTCCACTATCGTTGCCCGTGACGCATCTGGTAACTTCTCAGCCGGAACGATTACTGCATCTCTAACTGGCGCCGCGTCGCTCAACGTGCTGAAGGCCGGTGATACGATGACTGGTAGTCTGACTATCAATGAGGCCGCCCAACAACTCGTGGTAAAGCGTACCGATAGTCAATATCTGGTCATTGAAAACAACCACACTACTACCGCTCCGCAAGTCACATCCTATTCTGCACCAGGTAATGCCAAGAGGATATTATTTCGGGCAACCACCGACGATGCGAATACTACTCTAACCGGTGGTTCTCTTGGGTTTGACTTTGACACATACAACAACACGATCTTTCAGATCAATACAAGCGGAATCAACTGGAATGGTTCGGCGGCGGGCAACGGCTCAGGTATCACTAACCTGAACGCCTCCAACCTAGCGTCTGGTACCGTACCCGCTGCCCGTCTTGGTTCAGGATCACCTTCTAGTGCTAGGTTTCTGCGGGGTGACGGGGCTTGGTCAAATCAGATTGTTGGCGATTACATTTCAGTAAACAGAGACAATAATAGCGGTTTTGAAATCCGAACTGGTAATCAAGCCACTGATGAGAAGTCTTGGTTTTGGATAAGCAGTGGAAGTCAGATTTCGCTCAGGGCCTACAATGATACAGGTAATGCTGAGCAGCCCGCCATGCGGTTTACCCGTTCTGGCTATACCGTAACCGGCTGGGATTTCTACGTCAACAACAACTCTGTCATCAGCGCCAACAGCGACCGGAGAGTGACAATCGGTGCGCCTGCATCCGGATCACATACCATTGGTGGAGATGTGGCGTTTCTGGGGATTATTGGCCTCAAGCCCGCTGGTGTTGGGGGCTGCTCTTTGGTGTATGGCGCGTCGAACCGCTCGGGGTACATATCGTTTTTATCTTCGAGCAACGTCAGGCAAGGATACATTGGGTACTCGGACACGAACAACGCATCCGACACAGGGGACATTCCTTACTTCGCCGGCTCTCACACGTTCACTGGGCAGATAAGGGTCGCGTCCGGGTCCGTTTCGGCCCCTGGCCTGTCGTTTTCGGGAGACACGGACACCGGCCTGTTCCGGCCCGCGGCGGACATCGTCGCGCTTGCCACGAACGGCGTGGAAAGGTTCCGCATCCGGGCGAACGGGACTGCGACCTTTGAGCAAAACCTCGGCCTGAATACCTCCTCTCCCACGAAGGCCCTGGACATCAACTCCGACAGCTTCCGTCTTCGCACCGCCAAGACCCCGGCCAGCGCTACTGCCGCCGGCGAAACTGGCGAAATTTGCTGGGACGCAAATTACCTCTACATCTGCATCGCAACGAACACCTGGAGGCGCATCGCTCATGCAACCTGGTAACATCAACCACCACTTCGGCGCTGGAGTGTACGTCAAGGAGATGCACGTCGCCGCCGGCGAGCAGATCATCAAGCACGCGCACACCTACGACCACCTGTCGTTCCTGGTGTCCGGCTCCGTGACCCTGTTCCGCGAAGGCTACAAGCCTCAGGAGCTGACCGGCCCCTGCAGCATCACCACCCCGGCCGGCGTGCACCACGGCGTGCGCGCCCTGACGGACGCCGTGTGGCTGTGCATCCACCCCGTCAACGAGCAGAACGTGCCCGTAATCGAGCCCGACGAGCCTCAGATCGACGGCCTGATCGAGGCGATGTCCGAGGAGGCGCCGGAATGAGGCCCCTGATCATCCTCGCCGTGCTCCTGGCGGCCTCCGTCCTGGTGGCCGGGGAGCTGGGCCGCCGGCTGTTCAAGCAGCAGGCCGAGCACCGGGTCCAGATCGCCGCCCTGGAGGAAGCCCTGGAAGCCTCTTCCAAAGCGCGCAAGCGGGCGGAGGCTGCTCTGGTACTGGCGGCCCGGAAAAACGCCGCCACGGCCCGGGAAAGGGCCTCTACGGGGGCCTCCCTGGCGGCCGCCGCCGCTTCCGCCCCGGACTGGGCTGACCAGCCGGTCCCCGAGGAGGTCCGCCGTGCCATCGAGTAAGCTCCTGGTGGCCCTCCTGGCCGGCCTCCTGGCCGGCTGCCAGGTCACCGTACCCAAGGCCATGCCCCGTGAGCTGCCTCCGGAGGCCCTGTTGGCCCCCTGCCCGGACCCGAAACGCGAGCTGCGGACGAACCGGGACCTCGCCGAGTACATCCTGGACCTGCGCCAGGCCCTCGCCAACTGTGACAACGACAAGACTGCCCTCCGTGAGTGGGCCAAGGAGTAACCCATGTCTCAATCCTTCGGAGCACGCTCCGGAATCATCGAGTCCGAACTGATCGACGGCGTCAACGACGCGGTCGTCGTGGAGCTGAAGGGCGCCGATGGCGCCGCGTTCTGGCTGTCGGACGCCGTGTCCCTGGCCGGCCTGACCCTCGTACCCGAACTGCGGTACGGGAACATCTGGAAAGCCGGCGTGATGTTCACGTCCAACCAGACCTCCAACACCCCCATCACCGTCAGCGCGACGCTGACCTCCGCACCGAACTACGCTTTCGTCGTCCCATCCCAGGGCGCGGACGCAATTCGCCTGCGGGCCAGCGCCATCACTGGCGGCTCGGTTACCCTGCGCGGCCGGGCTTGCGACATCTACTCGATCCGCTGATAGGAGCTGGTCATGTTCATCATCCCGCATGACAAGGCCCTGCACTTCGTGTACGGCACCGTTGTCTTCACGGCGGCGTTCATCGCTGCAGTGGCAGCGGGGCTCTCAGGTCCCTTGATCGCCTCCGCCGCCGTTGCCCTCGTGGCCCTCGGCAAGGAGATCAAGGACCGCCTGGAGAACCGCGCTGCAGCAAAGGCCGGTCTCCCGCCTCCGCACAGTGTCGAGTTTCTTGACATCCTGTGGACGGTTGCCCCGGCAGTCCTGTTCAGCGCCTGCCTGGCCGCCCAGCAGTACTGAAAATCGGGCCGTAGAGGCGCCGAAAGGGGCTGGTGGCTACTAGGGTAGCGGCCCCCTCCAGAAAACGGCTCCACGGGCCGGAAAAGGGCCTTCCTGGGCATTCTGTGCCGCCCGGGAAGGCCGGTCTGGAGGCCAGGAGGCAATTTGGGGTTGCGCTGGTGAGGGGGCACCTCCCACTTCAAACCCGCGCGCGACCCCCCGTGCCCCCGGGCCGCCGCCCACGCGCGCACACGCGCACACGCGCGCATAATGCGCGGGCGCGATCCGCGCGCGTCAACGCGCGACTAGAGAATCGCGCGACGCGCCCGCCCGCACCCGGGCTCGAGCCCCGGTCCCTATACTGGCAGGGGGGGGGGAGTAGGGGGATAGGGATAGGTTACTAGGATAGGTTACTAGATAGGCTATAGAGATAGGCTTCTAGGATAGGCTATAGAGATAGGTTACTAGATAGGCTTCTAGGATAGGCTTCTAGGATAGGCTATAGGGAAGGGGCTATCTGTATGCTCTACCCTACCCTGTCCTACCTATCTGTATGCTCTACCCGTATGCTCTACCCTACAGGACCCCTACAGGGAACCTACAGGTCCCTGCAGGACCCTACAGGGACCTATCCGGTAAGGTTAGGGTTTCCCAGTTCACAAGGTTCTAGGATGCCGCTACATTACGCCCATCGCAACAACTGGAGACTGACAGACAGACAGACAGTAGCCGGCGGTCAAGGTAGATTAGGGTTTTCCCTAATAGACAACCTAGGGCGCATCGGCTACAGTACAGATCATCGGATGACACCTAAACAGGGGTTGACAAAGCTCCCGGTTTGTGGTATAGTCCGGATACAGTGCCGCCATGGTACCGCAGCCCACCGTAGGGTGACGTGCTGCTACCCGGCTAGCACTGCGTGGTGAAAATGCGATGACGGGCCACAATGCCCTAGCAGAGTACCGGCCACGATAAACATGCGGCAAACCTATGCCACCTCGGGGAAAATGGTGCAGTGTAGTGCTGCATAGTGGAACCCGGGGAAGAGCATAGCGGCAGGGTAAAGACCCTGAAGTCGGCGCCTACAGCGTACCGGCGGATCTACCCGGCAGCCCCATATTCGGTTCCGCGTCAAATACGATGCGGAAGCGAGATAACTGCTACGGCGATTGTGGCGATGATAACGTAGGGCAAAGTCCACGCCCGCCCCATAGTGACAGTGTGGGGGATAGCGTCTACCGGATGCTATCCCCTGCACTGTCGCAGGACAACCTATCGGAGAATCCCGAATGACCGAAAACCAAGTCACCGTGCTGGAGCAAACCTTCGCGCTGAAGGTGGGCAAGAACACGAGGTCTATCAGCGTGGCCGCTGGCCTGGCTCTGGGCCTGAAGCAAGCCGCGGAACTCATGCGCGAACTGGGGTTCCAGCGTGCGGTGCACCAGTACCGCTGCGGGAACTTCAAGCCGGCGCTCGATCTGCTGCAGTTCGCGGCTGCCCCGGCGCAGTTCAAGGCGGCCACGCCGGCTAGTGGCAAATGGACCCGTTCCCGGGTTCTCATGCTGGTGGAAATGATTCTCGACCGCAAGGCCCCGGAGAAGGGCTGGAGCAAGCGCGCCCAGGTCGGCCGCGCCCTGGCCACCCTGATTCAGGCGGAAGCTGACACTGGCGCGAAGGTGGAAACCCCGCCGGCCGTTGACGCTACCGTGGTGGCGCAGCCGGCCGCCGAACCGCTCGACGCGCTGATCTGATCGGCTAGAGTGTAGCCCCTTGCCGGCCCGAAGGCCGGCTCGGGGGTGCGCTTTTGCACCGCAACTGGAGGGTAGCTATGCAACCCGCAAGCATTCCGCGCCGGCAGGTCGGCGTGGCGCCGCGGTTTACCGTGGTATTTGAGGAATCCTGCGCCCGCGTGGTCCGGATGGCGGACTGGATGACCGTGGAAGTTGTTCCCGTCACCGGACACTCGACCCGTAGGGCCGCCTACAGGGCGGCTTCCGATATCGCGGAAGCGCTGAACGGCGCCGATCCCGATCCCGTGCTGCCCTTGTCGGCCGCGCCGCGGGCGTTCACCTCGTTCCTCGGCGCGCACAACTACGCGGCCCGTGCTGGTGGAACCGTCCGCCGCACGGGTTACTGGACGTGGGCGGTAGAGTGAAAGTGTGTCCGCTGTGCGGCGGCGGGCACAACCTAAGCAAGTGCCCTCGGTGGATTCCGCCGCGGGGCAGTGGCGGGTGCAATCCCGCCGTGAACATGGAGCATCGCCATGATGGCATACCTTCTCGCGTTTCTGATCGGCGGCAGTATCGACGTGCAGCCGCCGCGCATCCTGGCGCCGTTCGCAACGGAAGCTGAATGCTTCCGGGCAGCCAAGGAACTGGCGGAACAGCACCCTGAAGTCAAGGCGATCGGCAAGTTCGCTTGCCTTCGAGTGCTGCCTGACCGGGAATCCTGAACCCTACTGGCATCGTAGCCCCTAGCCCGTCACGTGGCGGGCCTGGGAGTGCGATGGCGCTCGTCGGCTAAGTCTTGCCCCGCGGTCGCTGCGCCCGCGGGGCGTCTTCGGTAAGACGCTAAACGGTGGAAGACGGGCGGCAGCCCAATAGCAGCGCGCTGATAGTTCAGCCCCTAGCCCACTGCGGTGGGCCTGGGAGTGCACTGTCGCACTGCATCATGGAACGTGTACCATGAACAATGTCTCGTTGCGGGTCCTGCTCGCGGCCGAACGCCTTCTGCAGATGGCCCGTGAAGGTGTCATCGTTGGTGTCGAGGACGGCTACGCTAGTGACGCGGTGGCCGTGCACCGCACTGGTAGGGCACTCCAAGACGCTGGGGTGAGCTGCAAGATTCTCGGCCACGGAGCGTACAGCGCGGTGCTGGACGTGGACCCTGATGGGCCCTGGGTTCTGAAGGTGAGCCTGTCCGACGTTGACGGGTACCATGAGTTCGTGGAGCATCTTCCCAGCCTGCGGGAGGACTTTCAATGGGCGGCCGAGCATCTTCCGCACGTCATCAAGCTGGGCCGTGAGAAGCACGTTCACGTGTACGCCGTGGAGCGCTTGGTGAACCCAAACACCGACGAGTTTGAGCTTCTTCGGTCCCACGGGGATTCGCTCGCTACGAACTCTTACCTTACGATCAGCGACGAACTGAAACGAATCGCGAGGCGGATCGGGCTCACCAGCGACTTCAGTACCAGTTGGGATTGGCACAATGTGATGCTGCGCATCTGCCCCCTAACCGGAGAGCCCACCCCGGTCATCACTGACCCCTGGTCGCACCAGGAAGAAGACTGCGATTGGTGCGAAGAGCCGGAAGAGGAAGAGGAAGAGGAAGAGGACTGCGACGAGTAGTCCACGGGCCCCTACGGTGGGGCCCTTCCACAGCACCACACGTGGTGTTGCGGAAGGGCTCACTTCTGAGCCTGATCGGAGGACCACATGGTCTATGACAGAACCGCGGCCATCATCGCCGCCCGCCATGCGCTCGCGGAACTGGAGCGCGATCCGAGCACGCCGCCGGGCGTTATCTCCTGCGCGAAGCTGGCGATCCACTGTGTCGAGGAAGAACGTCCTATCCCGCGATGGGTCCAGGACACGCTGCACTTGCACGCGGCTTTCCGCCAGGGGCAGGACCGTTACGGGAAGGGGCTGGAGCGATGAACGGCGAGATCGAAACCGCGCTGCGGAACATCTACTGCGCGCTGCTCAGCGGGAACGGGCAGCACAACAACTTCGTTCTGGAGGTTCGTTGCGGTATCTGCTTCAACGTGGGCGTTCAGATGGAGACCCTGATGGACAAGCGACTGGCGGTGGACTGGCTGCGCCGGGCGTTCTCTCGCTTGGGGCTTGACCAGGAGTACCCCGTGAAGCATCCGCGTATGCTGGCCGGGCAGGCCTACTCCCTGGTCGGCATCATGTGGCCGCACCCGGAGTTGAAGCCCGAGCACCGTGAATACGCGGAGAACCGCGTCGCGCTGCTGCGCCAGTTGATTGACCTCGCTACAACAGACGGAGTCTGACATGGAATTGGTCCTGAACATCGACGTTGGAACGAAAGGCGCCCCTTTCACCGCGGTTGTCGAATTACTGATGCGCGGCACGAGGCTGCGCGACTTCTCCGTGCTGGAGAAGCACGGCGACACGGCTGTCGTTGGATACGAAAAGCTGCCATGCGCCGCATGGCGCCGGAGGGTCTATGAACTCTCCGACGATCTCGGGGAAGACTGCATCGCAGCGCTCGCCACTCGTGGACCGGGCGCTGGCCGCGGCCTACTGATCGGCCCAGACTCGGCGGACTGGGAACCGTTCCGCATGGAACTGTTCTCGCTGCCGAAAGGCTCCCCGCCAGTTTTCGACGACTGGCGGCACGCAGACGATCTCGTCATGCAGCACCTGCTTCTGGACGTGTACCGGGCCGCTGTCGAAGGCGGATCGGGTGTTCCTGGCTGGGTGTTCCAGCGTAATGCTGGGATTTGCCACAACACCAAGGAACTGGCCTTCCGTAGGCGTGTGTGGGGGGACGGCGTCAGCGCGCGGCTGAAACACGCCTTCGAGGAGATGGGTCTCGACCCGAATTACCCGGTCGCGCACCCCACGATGAGCAACCAGGCCGCGTATGACAGCATACACGACGTCTGGAGGACGGAGCCCGACGACTATACGCCCACGGAAGACGTGCTCTACGCCATCGCGAGGTTCGACCTCCTGGGAGAGCTGATCGAGCGGTTCACTCCTCGCTTCTGACGGCAGGCAGACTAAGCCCCTACCCGCAAGGTGGGGGCTTACTCGGCATGTGCCGACAACGGAGATGATTATGCAAATCGAACAAGCCTTTGCCAAGCTCGCCCTGACGGACAACAAGGTGCTGGGCATGATCCTGGCAAAATGGGACCGTGAGTCCGTTGCTGCCATGCGGGGCATCAAGGTGCGCCAGGCGTTCCGCCCCGCGTTCATCAACGGGGTGCACACGGTGCAGAACCTGCGCCTGATGACGCATGGCCCCGCCGTCCGTACCGCGAAGCAGGCGGCCCGTATCGCGGACGACCTGAACGCCGGCCGCATCACTTGGGAGAACTGACATGGGGTACCGCACCGTTCACTATGCGACCGTCTTGCCCGGCAAGAAGCTGGGGTCCTGGGTCCCTGACATGGACAGATTCATCAAGGACGGGGATGTTCTCCCCCTCGATGAGGGCAGCCCCGACGACGAGCACAAGTCCGTTCTCTTGAGGACCCATCAAGGTTGCTTGTTCTACGTGGACAAGCGGAACCTGAGATTCCACAGCGCTGTGGAGTTCGACTACAAGGGCGACTACGTCGAGCTGGGCTACGCCTTCGAGCAGGCCCTGCCCGACGAGAGCTGAGTGCTCGCCCGTGAGTCTTGGGCGCATCTTGCTGACGCTGTCGGCCTTGGAGAACGCAAGGACTTCCCGCACGACTGCGGGCCCGGGGAAAAGCTCAGGATCAGCCGAGACCATCGTGGCTGGTCCGCCTGGTGCTTCCGGTGCTCGGACGGAGGGTTCATCCCGGCCGCACCTCCTTCCCTGGCGGAGCGGCTGGCGGCCGAGGATCGCGCCCGTGCTGCTGGCCTTGAGGCTTCTGGCCGGGCAGCCGACGCCCCGCCTGAGCCCGCCGTCCGAGATGTTGGAGAGTGGCCGGCCGGGGCGGCGGTGTGGCTGTACCGTGCGGGCCTCAGCAGGGCCGACATAGGCCGCCTGGGGGTGTACTACCACCCGGGCACTGATCGCGTCGTGGTGCCCGTTCTAGGGCCTTCTGGACCCATCTTCTGGCAGGCCCGGGCTCTGCGCCCGTGGCAGAAGCCGAAGTACCTGGGCCCGAAGAACCGGCCCCGGGACTTGATCGCTACCTGGGGGACGCACCCGGACGTGACGCTGACCGAGGACATGCTGAGCGCGATCAAGATCGGCATGGCCGGGGGCACCGGGCTCTGCCTGTTCGGCACGCACCTGCAGGACCACGTGCTGGCGCACCTGATCCGCAAGGGGTGCCGTGTGAACGTCTGGATGGACCCGGACACCGCCGGCCGCAGTGCCGCGGCCAAGATCGCCCGCCGGCTGGAGTCGGTCGGCGTGCAGCGGAGGGTAGTACACAGCGAGCACGACCCGAAGCTGCATACGGTTCGAGAGATCAACGCCCTGTTGGGCAAGGAGTGGACATGAGCATCTTCATGGAAGCCAGCCGATGAGCCTGGACATCACCACGCTGAGGCTGCTGCGGACGCGGGAGCGGTACGAGCAGTTCGCCTCGGCTATCCCTGACCGCGCCGTCTCGGCGCACACGAAGGCGCTGATCAAGGACTTCGGCAGGATGTTCGCCGAAAGCCCTGAGCTGCAGCGCATCGAGCCCGAGCCCTTCATGCTGTGGCTGAAGATCGCCAGGCCGAAGCTCAGCGAAGACGCGCTCGCCATCATCGCCGGCGTCATGCGGCAGGTGGACTCCGACCCGGAGCCCGGCGTGGAGAGCGCCATCATGGGGCGCCTGTACGAGGCCGAGAGCGCGGCACGCATCGCGGACATCCTGGCCGCGTGGAACGACGGCGGCGAGGTCAACCTGCAGTACATGGTGCAGCGAGAGGCGGAGCAGCTGGCCCTGCGCCAGAACCGCGTGGTCGTGAACCCGCAGGTGCTGACGCCAATCGAGGAACTGCTCGACGAAGACGCGAACGACACCGGGCTGCGGTTCAGGCTCAAGTGCCTGGACGCGCACATCAAGCCCCTGGTGCCTGGGGACTTCGTGGTCCTGGCGGCCCGCCCCGACAAGGGCAAGACCAGCCTGTGCGCTGACATCCTGACGCACATGGCCGCCCAGGTGGACACACTGTACCCCGGAGAGAACCGCAGCATCCTGTGGTTCAACAACGAGGGGCCTGGCCGGCGCATCGTGAAGCGCGCCTTCCAGGCCGCCCTGGGGGCCACCGTCGAGGAGATGGTGGCGATGCGTGCGCTGCCGCCGAAGGACCCGAAGTACGGGCACCGGCTGCGCGAGGCCTACGCCGAGGCGCTGGGCGGCCGACCGGGTGTGCTGCGCGTCATGGACATCCACGACATGTGGAACCACGAGGTCGAGGCGCTGATCCAGCGCTACCGGCCGGCGCTGGTGCTGTTCGACATGATCGACAACATCAAGTTCGGAGGCTCCACCCTCAACGGCGGCGAGCGCACGGACCAGCTGCTGGAGAGCATGTACCAGTGGGCCCGCATGATGGGCGTGAAGCACAACACGGCCGTCATGGCGACCAGCCAAGTCAGCGCCGAGGGCGACGGGATGCAGTACCCGACGCTGCCGATGCTGAAGGACAGCCGCACTGGCAAGCAGGGCGCCGCCGACGTGATCATCACGATGGGCGCCGTCAACGACCCGACGCTGGCGAACAGCCGGTACCTGGGGACCACGAAGAACAAGAAGGCGCGCACCGGCGTGCCGGCCAGCCCGCGTGCTGAGGTCTACTTCGACGCTGACCGATGCCGTTTCAAGGAGTTCGGATGAAGAAGGTGTACGTGATCGGTTCCCTCAGGAACCCCGACGTGCCATTCGTGGCCGCGCAGCTGCGTGAAGCAGGCTTCGACGTGTTCGACGACTGGTACGCTGCGGGCCCGGAGGCGGACGACCATTGGAAGAAGTACGAGGAGAGCCGCGGCCACACCTACGAGAAAGCGCTCGATGGGTTTGCCGCGGACCACGTCTTCAGCTACGACAAGTTCCACCTGGACTCGGCTGACGCCGCAGTCCTGGTCCTGCCGGCCGGGCGCTCGGCGCACCTGGAGGCTGGGTACATGATCGGCAAGGGCCGGCCCGTGTTCATCCTGCTGGACGAAGTCTCCGGGAACCTCCGTTGGGACGTGATGTACAAGTTCGCCGCCGGCGTGACGCGCGACATCTCCGTCATCGCGGAGGGCTTGAAGCGCGCCCTTGCGCCCGAGAACGATACGGCCCTGGGCCCACTCGCCACCCTGCTCAGCGAGCCCTTCCAGGCGCAGGGCCCAGCCCTCGGGGCCGCTGGCAACTGGCGTGACATCGCGCAGAAGGAGATTGAGTGAGGTCCTGGGACATCGAGACTGGCACCCGCGCGAAGCTGAAGCGCAAGGCCAGCCCGTTCAACGCAGGCAACCACGTCGTGGTGCACGCATGGAAGGACCTGGCGCAGCCCAAGGTCCATGTGCGGTACTTCGGCAGGACGCCTCCGAAGCCGGGCTGGCTGGGCGAGGTCCTGGAGGGCACCAAGCTGCTCGCCGGGTTCAACATCAAGTTCGACCTGCTACACGCCCTGCAGTGCCCGGTGAACCTGGGGCTGTGGATGGAGTGGGTCGCCAACGGCGGCCAGGTGTGGGACTGCCAGCTGGCCGAGTACCTGCTCAACGGCATGGGCCGCGCAGACCACATGCTGTCGATGGACGAGGTCGCTCCGCGCTACGGTGGCAGCCTCAAGGTGGACGAGGTCAAGGCCCTGTGGGCGGCCGGAGTCCAGACCGAGGACATCGACCCGGGCCTGCTGGAGCGCTACCTGGCCGGCGGCCCCGACGAGGACGGGGTCGAGCAGCCCGGCGACATCGGCAACACCGAGGCCATCGCACTGGCGCAGATCAGGCGGGCCCGCGAAGCCGGGCAGCTCAAGAGCATCATGCTCAACATGGGCGCGCTCCTGTTCAGCGTCGAGGCCGAGCGCAACGGCATGTACGTGGACATGGAGCTGGGCCTCAAGCTGGCCGAGGAGCTGCAGGCCAAGGTCCAGGAGCTGAGCGCGAAGCTCAACAGCTTCCTGCCCGCGCTGCCTGAAGGCTTCGAGTTCAAGTGGTCCAGCCGGCACCACAAGTCGGCGCTGATCTTCGGCGGCACGATCCACTACCCGCGCCGGGAATGGCAACTGGCGGACGGTTCGTGGACGTTCGAGGCCCCTCCGCCGGCCGACATGGTCGGCTCCAGCCTGTACCCAGAGTTCGCCTACGCCCAGAAGGACGAGACGCACTACGTCCTGGAGGACGGCACCACGGCCGAGTGCTCGTGGTGGGAGCGCTGCCGGGACACGGAGTGGCAGGGCAGCCCGCCGCCCGGCAAAGACCGGGCCGTGTTCAAGGGCGGGAAGAACGCCGGCGAGCCGAAGACGAAGAAGGTCAAGGCCCCGGACTACTCCAAGCCCAAGAGCCGCATGGGCACCGGGAAGTTCACGTTCCCGGGCTTCACACGTCCGAAGCCTGAGTGGGAAACGTCTGAGCCTGGCGTGTACTCCGTGAACGACGAGATCATCGAGGAGCTGGGCTCACGCAACATCCCGTTCCTCAACGCCCTGGCTGAACTGCAGGCGGCGGCCAAGGACCTCGGCACGTACTTCATCGTGCGCGACGAATCCGGCGGCGCCAAGGGGATGCTGTCCCTGGTGGACACCGACGGTGTCGTGCACCACAAGATCAACCACAACAGCACGGTCACCGGCCGCCTGAGCAGCAGCGACCCGAACCTGCAGAACCTGCCGAAGGGCAGCAAGTCCGACGTCAAGCGCGTCTTCGTGTCCCGCTTCGGGCCCGATGGCAAGATCGTCCAGTCGGACTACAAGTCCCTGGAGGTCTACGTCCAGGCGATCCTGACGGAGTGCGCGCAGCTGGTCGCCGACTTGAAGGCCGGCCTGGACATGCACGTCAAGCGCCTGGCCCTGAAGGAGGGGATGCCGTACGACGAGGTCCTGAAGCTCTGCAAGGGGGACGGGGACACGCCTCCGGACCCCGAGTGGGACAAGAAGCGGACGGCAGCGAAGGTCATCTCGTTCCAGCGGGCCTATGGCGCCGGCGCTCCCAAGATCGCGGCCAGCACTGGCCTGCCGGTCGAGGACATCGCCGCCATGATCCTCGCGGAAGACGAGGAGTACCCGGAGATCGAGGAGTACTACCGGGCCCTGACCCGCACCCTGGAGGAGAACCGCAGGCCGACCGGCCGCGCGATACCGCACCCGGAGGCCAAGGGGGTCATGTGCCACCTGGGCGAATCCACCTTCCGCACGCCGGACGGCAAGCTCTACAAGTACCAGGAGCAGCCGGTTCCCGAGTTCGCGCTGAAGCGCGGCAAGACGAGCGGGTTCTCCCCGACCGAGATCAAGAACTACGTCGTGCAGGGCACGGGCGGCGAGTGGATGAAGGCGGCCATGTGGCTGCTGGTCCGGGCCTTCTACGCCCGCAAGAACTTCGACGGCAAGGCCTTGCTGGTCAACACCGTGCACGATTCCGCGATGGCCGACGTGCACCCGGACGTGGCCTTCGAGGCAGCTGCCCTGATCCATGCTTGCATGGAGGCCGCTTCCGACCTGATGGCCTGGCACTTCAGCTGGGACATCGCCCTCCCTGTGCCCTCGGACACGACCTGGGGGCAGTCCATGATCGAAGAACTCCCAATCCCCGGCATCAACTCCCGGGCCGCTGAGCTGCGCGCGGAACTGCGCGCCACGTACATGAAGGGCTTCGTGCCCAACTACCTGAAGGGAATCCAATGAGCATCGACTACACCAAGCTGGGCGCCGCCGTCGCCGCCGAGAACAACATCGACATGACCAAGCCCCAACGCGGGGGCAGCGGCGACTACGTCCCGCCGGCGGCCGGCCGTTGCCGGCTCCGCTTCGTCGGCTACGTCGAGCTTGGCCGCCACGAGGAGAAGTACATGGGCCAGCCGAAGGTCGCGGACAAGGTCCGGCTGTTCTTCGAGCTGAGCGGCAAGAACCACCAGCCCCGCGAGTTCGAGGGCAAGAAGGTGCCGCACGTTATCAGCTTCGAGATGACGTACTCCCTCAACGAGAAGTCCAACTTCTTCAAGCTGTTCCAGCGCATGAACTACGCCGGCGACGCGGTGCACATGGTGCAGCTGCTGGGCCGCGCCTACCTGGGCGAGGTCGTGCACCGGAAGTACAAGCGAGCGGACGGCAGCGAGGGCGTGGCGGCCGAGCTGCAAGACAAGGCTCGCGGCTTCCTGATCGAGCCGCCGCGCGTCCTGGACTCCGAGACCGACACGCTCGTCGAGGTCAAGGTGGCCGAGCCGCTGAGCCCGATCAAGGTGTTCGTGTGGGCCAAGCCCGACAAGCTGCAGTGGGACTCGATCTTCGTGGACGGCGAGTGGGAGGCCGTGACCGACGACAGCGGCAAGGTCATCAAGCCGGCCAAGTCCAAGAACGTGTACCAGGAGAAGATTCGCGCCGCCCTGAACTTCAAGGGCAGCCCGATCCACGCCCTGCTCAGCGGCGCCGGCGACGACGACCTGGACATCCCCGAGGCGCAGGACGGCGCTGACGCCCTGAACGGCCTGGCCGACGAAGACGGCATCCCGTACTGATGGACAAGGCCCTGCTCGACAGCATCGAAGCAGCGGCAGCGGCGGCACCGATGGTCCGAGCGGCCTCGGTGCCCGGCCGCGTGCTGTTCGCTGACGGCGACGGGCTGGCGTACTCGTGCGCCGGCTCGGACGCCACCGACCCCGGTGAGGCCCGGGACCGCCTGTTGCTCCGCCTTGACGAGGCCCGCCGGGCCAGCGGCGCCAGCGACGTGGTAGTCCTACTCACCGGCCAATCCTCGCACAAGGGCTTCCGGTACGCCGTGGCCGCCCGCGCGCCGTACCAAGGCAAACGCGCCAGTTCCCGCCGGCCGCGGAACTGGGAGTACCTGCGGCGCCTCATGGAGGACGGGGACATCCCGTTCCCGGTGGACATCACGTTCACGTCCGAGGCAGACGACCTGTTCGCCAAGCACTCCAGGGCGCACGGCTGGGACAAGACGGTCATCTACACCGAAGACAAGGACATGCGCATGGTGCCAGGCCTGCACCTGGACTGGAAGGACTACGTCATGCACCCGCTGCCCGAGGGGACGTTCGAGTCCGAGTTCAACGGCAAGGTGTACGGCGAGAAATGGTTCTGGCTGCAGTGTCTGCAGGGTGACCCGACCGACAACATCCCTGGCCTGCCCTTCTTCCGGGCGCACGAAGGCGCCAAGCTGGCGCGTGTGGGCCCGGTGACAGCGGCCCAGGCGCTGGCGCCGGCGACCTGCCGGGGCGAAGCGCTGGAGATCGTCCTGGGCATGTACGATTCCTTCTACGACAACGGCCGGGCTGAGGTCGAGCTGCTGGAGCAGGGCATCCTGCTGTGGATGCGGAACGACCAGCAGTCCTGGTTCCTCAACGTGTGCCAGGACGGCAACCCGATGGAGGCCCTGCGAGTGTCGTCCTTCGAGATCGTGGAGCGAGTTCACAGGAGCGTGGGATGTCACTGAGGAAGCTGAAGTACTCGGAGGTCGCCGCCGTGCGCCAGGAGCTGCTGCTCAAGCAGAAGCGGGTGTGCGGGGTGTGCCGGGGCCTGATCGCCGACGAGGACGCCGTGCTGGACCACGACCACGATACCGGCGCGATTCGTGGGGTACTGCACAGATCGTGCAACGCCCTGCTGGGCAAGATCGAGAACAACTACCGGAGGTACGGGGTCAAGAACCTGGCCGCCTTCCTACAGGGCGCGCCCAGCTACCTGCAGAAGCACCAGACCAACCGTACCGGGCTGCTGCATCCGACGCACAAGACGCCTGAGGAGAAGCGCCTCGCCCGTAACGAGAAGGCCCGCAAGGCACGGGCCGCACGCAAAGGAACGAAGTGAGCGAACCCAAGATCGGACTGATCGACATCGAGACCGCGCCCATCGGGGCCAGCGTGTGGGGCCTGTTCGACCAGAACGTCGGCCTGAACCAAATTCACCAGGAGTGGAGCATCCTTAGCTTCTGCTACAAGCGGCTCGGCGCCCCGCGCAAGGAGCTGATCTACCTGGACACCAGCAAGGAGAAGGACGTCCGGAACGACTCCGCCATCGTCGCCAAGCTGTGGGAGATCATGGACGCCGACGACTTCCTGATCGCGCAGAACGGGAAGCGATTCGACCTCCGCAAGATCAGGGCCCGGATGCTGATGCACGGGATGCCGCCGCCGGCGCCGGTGAAGGTCATCGACACCATGCTCATGGCGAGGGAAGTCGCCGCGTTCACCAGCAACAAGCTGGAGTGGCTGAGCACGTACCTGAGCCGTGTGAAGAAGTCCTCGCACCGCCAGTTCCCCGGCTTCGAGCTGTGGTCCGAGTGTCTGGCGGGGAACCAGAAGGCGTGGGATGCCATGCGCCGGTACAACATCCCGGACGTGCTGGCGATGGAGGAAGTGTACCTGCGGCTGCGGCCGTGGGTGGCTAACCACCCGAACGTCGCTGCGCATGTGGACGACGAAGAACCCAGGTGCCCGCGCTGCGGCAGCACCGAGGTTACCAGGCGCGGCTACGCCTACACCAACGTGGGCAAGTACCCCCGGTACCACTGCAACTCCTGCCTCGGCTGGTCACGCGGCAGGTACTCCGAGGCGTCCCTGGGCAAGCGCAAGGCCACCCTGGCCTCCATCTGAGGAGAACGGTATGGACTACACCGACACCCTGTACCCGAACGTCGGCCGCGGGCCGGGGCCGGACGAGCTGCCCGCCCTCCAGACGGAGGTGCCCGGCCGCAAGGACGACAACGGCAAGCTGGACATCACCCTGCTGTTCGACGACCTGCCACACGCCCTGGAGGCGGTGACCGAGGTCCTGCAGTGGGCCGTCACGAAGAAGCAGCCCGTGCCCTACGAGCGCGGGTCCTGGCAGGGCGTCGAGCCGTTCCAGCTGAGGTACCGGGCGGCCCAGCTCCGGCACATGCTGGACGCGGCCAAAGAAGCGAAGATGACAGGGGTGCCCGCGCACCTGACCCGGGACAAGGAGACCGGCCTGCTTCAACTGGCGCACGTCGCAACCGGCGCCATGTTCCAGCTGGAGATGGCGATCAGGGAGCTGCAGTCATGCAAGACCACCTGACCGACCACCCGCTGGCGCTGACCCTGGCCGTGGTCATCGACGCCTACACGTTTGACGTTCCGGAGGAAGCCCTGGAGCGGCACATCTACCTGGCCTTGGACGATTTCTTGCCCAACTGGCCGGACGAGCGGCTGGCTGACCTGTACTCCAGGCTGGTCGAGTCCGTGGAGTTCCGAGACACCTTTTCGGAACTCTACCGAAAGGTCAACGACGCCCTGAACCGTAGCGACGAGGAGTACTTCCGTGAGTGAATACCGCATCCTGAAGGCTGTGGAGTACGACAAGCTGTCCGCCAGTACCCGCAAGGAGTACCCGTCCCTGAAGTCCATGGTGGCGGCCGGCTGGGACTGCCAGCCGAAGTACGACGGCGTGTTCGGCATGGTCCGAGTCCCGGAGGACGGGGAGGAGTGGCGCATCGAGACCCGGACGGGGCAACCGATCCTGTCTTGCCAGCACATCCTGGAGGGGATCAAGGGCCTGGGCCTGGCGCCAGGCACCCTGCTGCTCGGCGAGCTGTGGGTACCCAACACGCCTCAGGCGAAGATCAGCGGGATGGTCCGCAGCTACGATCTGCAGACGGACCTGGACTTCGTGCTGTTCGACATGGTTCGGGACCCGGCTGATCCGTACTGGTTCCGCTACTCCCAGCTCCAGTCCCTGTGCCCGCAGTTGGGCCTCGGTGGGCCCGGCGACTCCCTGTTCTACACACTCAGCTTCTGGTCGGAGCACATGGACCCGGAGGAGGAATCGAGGTACTGGGCCGAGGAAATTGGGTATGACGGGATCATTCTCCGAGACCCCGAGGCCCCGTACACCACCGGCCTTGCCAAGGCGGGGCAGATCGTGAAGGTCAAGCCTACCCTCACAATCGACCTCGCCGTTGTAGGGGTGGAGGAGGGCAAAGGGAAGCACGCCTGCAAGATGGGCGCCCTGCTGCTGAAGCTCGGGGACAAGGTGCAGCGCGTGGGCACCGGCTTCTCCGACGCCGAGCGTGACTACTGGTTCAACGCCCCGCTGGACCCGGCACCTATCGTCGAGATCGAGTACATGGGGATGACCGAGGCCGGCCTGCTCCGGGAGCCCAGGTTCAAGGGGCAGCGGTTCGACAAGGAGCGGCCCGACGCATGATGACCCAGGTCGAAGTCGAGGAGAAGATGTACCTTGACGGCCGGTCCCGGATGCTCGCCAAGCTGGATGAAACCGAGGTCAAGGGGCGGGCGGGGGACGCCCCCTACGCCGGCCACGTGTATCGGGCCTTCGTCCAGCCGCTGGCGGAGATCATCCGGAAGGCTGTCGTCAGCCCGGAGCCCGGGCAGGGCATGGCGCACGTCGCCCTTCTGAAGCCTCTCGACCCGGACGCCGTTGCCTACCTGGCCGTGAGGCACGCCCTGGCGGCGCTACTGACCGGCGAGGAGCAGCATCACCGCGGCCTGGGATACGCTCTCGGCCGAACCGTGCACCGGGAGCTGGTCCTGGAGCGCTTCGAGGACCTGGCGCCGGACCTGTACCACACGCTCGCCAAGGACTTCGCCAGGCGCATGAGCAAGAGCGAGCGGCACCGCATGGCCGTGTACGCCATGCAAGCGAAGAAGGCCGGCCTGGACCTGAACGCCTGGGGCATCGGCGCCCGGGACCAGGTGGGCCTGTGGCTGCTCGGGCGGCTGGAGGGCCTGGGAATGGTCATCATCGGCCCGAGCCTGCAGCGCGTGAACTACAAGAGGGAGTACCGTGTCGTGACCCTGGCGCCGGAAGTCCGGCAGACCCTGGTCAAGATCAAGGACTACCTGGCCGAGACCAGCCCGACGCTGGGCCCGTGCGTCGAGCGCCCGCTGCCGTGGAACGGCAACACCGGGGGCGGCTGGCACACCCCGCGGATGCGGAAGGCGCACCGCTACCTGGTCAAGGCGCACGCCAGCGCCCGCCCGGCCGTGGCCGCGGCTGACCTGAGCATCCCGTGCGCCGCCGTCAACGCGCTCCAGAACACCGCCTGGCGGGTCAACAAGCGGGTCCTGGAGGTCGTCCTGGCGGTCGCCAAGACCCGACACAGCCTCGGCGAGATCGAGACCCAGGTGGAGCCTCCGAAGCCCGAACGGATGCCCTGGATGGACGCCGAGCTGCCGAACGGCATGACGCCGGAGCAGGAGGCCCAGCTGCGGGCCTGGAAGCGGGCGATGGTCAGCTGGTACGAGGAGGTCAAGCTGCGCGGGACCAAGTTCGGCCGGTTCTACACGGCCACCCGGCAGGCCCTGATGTTCAAGGACTACCCGGAGCTGTTCTTCGTGTACTTCCTGGACAGCCGCGGCCGGGCGTACCCGCAGACCTACGGCCTCAACCCGCAGGGCAGCGACCTGCAGAAGGCGCTGCTGGAGTTCGCGGAGGGGAAGCCGCTGCGCACGGACTCCGCGGTGCGCTGGTTCCTCGTGCACGGCGCGAACAGCTGGGGCTTCGACTCCGCCCCGCTGCCGGAGCGTGAGCAGTGGGTCCGGTCGAATCGGGACCTGATCCTCCGGGTCGCCGCTGACCCGGAGAACAACCTGGAGTGGGCCGACGCCGACAACCCACTGCAGTTCCTGGCTTGGTGCCTGGAGTTCGAGCAGTGGATGCGCGACCCCCACGGGTTCGAGTCCCGCATCCCGGTGGCCCTGGACGGGTCCTGCAACGGGCTGCAGCACTTCTCCGCCATGCTGCGCGACGAGATCGGCGGGGAAGCAACGAACCTCACGCCGTCCGACACCAAGAGCGACGTGTACGCGAGGGTCGCCGAGGCCGCGCAGGCGGACCTGGAGGCCGACCCCGAGCGCTCGGAGCTGGGGGACCGCTGGCTGGCCCACAAGATCAACCGGAGCGTGACGAAACGCCCGGTCATGACCACACCCTACGGGATCAAGCCCAGGAGCGCCCGCGAGTACGTAGTCGAGGACTACCTCAAGCCCGGTAAGGCGCCCGAGTTCGAGCCGCATGAGTACTGGGCCGCTGCTGGCGAGGCCATGAAGTACATTCACCCCGCCATCGGCAAGGTCGTCGTAAAGTCCAGGGAAGCCATGAACTGGCTGTCCGCTGCCGGCAAGCTGGTCTCCGACCGGCTAGCCCAGGTCGCCGACGATCCGGTCCTGACGTGGGTCACGCCTAGCGGCTTCGTCGCATCCCAGGCGTACTTCGACGTGCAGGTGCACCGCATCCGCACGCACCTGAACGGCACAGTCCGCATCCGTGTGCTGAGTGAGAACGACAGCCCGGACTGCAGGCAGCACGCCCAGGGCATGGCGCCGAACTTCGTGCACAGCATGGACGCAGCGCACATGCACCTGACGACAGCCAGGCTGGCTGCCGAAGGTGTGCGCAGCCTGGCGATGGTGCACGACTCGTTTGCCACGCACGCCGCCGACACTGACCGCATGGCGCGCGTCCTGCGCGAAGAGTTCGTCGCCATGTACCGGAACCACAACCCGCTGGAGGACTTCCGAGCCAGGTTTCTGGAACTCGGTGATCTTCCTCCGGTTCCTGCTATGGGTACGTTGAACCTGGAGGGAGTGCTCGACAGTGAGTTCTTCTTCAGCTGAAATAGAAACGGTACCTATACTGGCCTACTAGGAGATCGCTATGGAAGATTCCAAGAACCCTACTAAGGTACGGGAAGTAGTACGTCTCACCAAAGAGATGTACGAACACCTGGAGAAGACGCTCCCTCCCCCGATTCTGACTGACAAGACTACCGACCTGTCAGCCGGCTACATCTTGGGGGTTCAAGCAACCCTCAAGAGACTTCGGGAAGGATTCGTAGTAGGATGACTACTCTCACTCTGAACGGTGTGGCGTTCGCCCGTCCAAGCGCCCCAGGGTACAAGCCTGGGCAGCGCATCATCGTGGACGCCACCCTCACCCTCAGCCAGGCGTTCAAGGACGCCGTTGACGCCCAGGGCGGCGGGTCCTACAGCGCCAGCGTCGCGCTGACCTCCGTGACCTACAAGCGAGACACCGGCGAGGTCCTGCAGACCATCAACTCCGGTCTCGGATCAGTGACCGTGACCGCCGGGCAGCTGCAGCGCGGGATCGCCGGCGGCGAGCGCCTTGTGTCCGCCCTGATCGAAGACTTCAGCGTCGGGGACACCTGGTACACCGGCACGTCGTACTGCACGGCGTGGGCCCAGGTCGGGACGCTGATCCTGGCGGAGGACGTGGAAGCGAACCCGCCCACGTTTACGCCCGGCGGCTTGCTCGTTCGGTACTACAACAACCTGGACCGCGTCGGGCAGCCTTCCTACGAGGGCATCGACATCCCGAACTACGATTGGGGCGGCGGGCCTCCGCAGCCCGGTGTGACACAGGACTTCTCGTCCAGGTGGACTGGCAGTATCAAGATTCCGGAGACCGGGCAGTACCAGTTCAACCTGGGGCATGACGATGGTGCGCAGCTCTACATCAACGGGCGAATCGCCATCGACAACATGAACAACGGGTCCACAGACGACTACACCGGAATCTTCAACTTCGTGCAGGATCAGTTCGTACCGGTGTGGATCGAGCATTACGACAACAGGCACCGGGCTGCTCTGTTCTTCCGCTGGCGAACCCCAAGCAACCCGGGCTTCGTGATCGTGCCAGGCAGCGTTCTCTACCCGACCAACGGGGCGGAAGCTCAACCCACCGAGATTCGCCCTGGCATCCAGGGCCGCTTCTCGGCGGCTACCGTCAACCGTTACTGAAGGAGGACACTATGCCTGTGATTCTCGGAGGACTGGCTGTCGCCGGCCTTGCGGCGGGCGCCGCGTCCAACCGCAGCGCGAAGAAGCGCGCCGCCAAGCAAGCGTTCCTTGCGGAGCGCCAGTTAGCGCAAGAGGCCGCCTCGGCGGAGCGCGAGCTGTTCGCCCAGGCCGAAGCTGCGAACACGCAGCGGAAGTTCATCCAGGACAACCTGCTGCTGGAGGCCAAGGCCAAGGAAGAAGCCGAACGCCAAGCCCGGGCCGGCACGGCCGAGATCACCCTCGGCGACACGGCCGAGGAGCGTGAGGCCGCCCGTCGCCGGCGGAGGGAGTCGTTCGCGGAGGTCCCGCGATGAGCCAAGAGAACGCCCTCCAGCTGTGGACTCGGCTGGACGCAGAGCGCGCGACGCTGATGCACCGCATCGAGCGCTTCGCGTCCCTGACCGACCAGACCCTGCTCACCCCGGAAGGTGGGGACCCTGACCGCGACGGGACTGCCAACGACTGGCAGAGCCTCGGCGCGATGGTCCTCAACCATCTGACCACGAAGATGATCCTGGCGCTGTTCGCGCCGAGCCGGCCGTTCCTGCGGCTGGACCCCGGGCCGGCGCTGCTGGCCGCCGCGGAGGCGGAGGGGATGTCCATCACCGACCTGGAGGCGTCCCTGGCGGCGGCCGAGCGCCGGGCCGTGAAGCGGATGGACCAGCTCAGCATCCGCCCCAAGCTGTTCGAGGCCATGAGCCACATCCTGGCCCTCGGCAACGTCCTGGTCATCCTCGGCCAGGATGACAAGGACCCGCCCATCCGGGTCCTGAACCTGAAGCGCTACGTCGTGAAGCGCGACATCGCCGGCCGCCTGCACACCCTGGTCATCCGGGAGCGAGTGCAGTTCGACGAGCTGTCGATGGAAGCCCAGGAGGCGTGCCCTCCGCACATCCAAGCCCGCTACCGTAACCACGTCGGCCCGGCCGGCATGGTGGACTTCCTGATCCTCGTGCGTCGAGGCCCGGACGGCAAGATGGTCGAGACCCAGTGGGTCGATGACTTCGAGCTTCCCGGCTTCGGGGCCACGTACTCGAAGGACCAGGACATGCCGTACTTGGTCCTGACCTGGCGCCTGGCCGACGAGGCGAACTACGGCAGCGGCCTGGTGCAGACCTGCGAAGGCGACCTGGAGGCGCTGAGCACCCTCAGCCGCGCTGTCATCGAGGGCGCTATCCTGGCCTCCGAGTACAGGTGGCTGCTGTCACCAGCCGCCGCGTACACCCCGGAGGACTTCAAGGAGTCGCAGAACGGCGAGGTCCTGCGCGGGCAAGAGGGCGACCTGTCGCTGGTGAACAGTGCCGGCCAGGTCGGCGCTGCCATGCAGGTGCAGATGGCCGCAGCGAAGGAGTACATCCAGCGCATCGGCCGCGTGTTCCTGCTGTCGTCCGCGATGACCCGGGACGCTGAGCGCGTCACCGCCGAGGAAATCCGGATGATCGCCACGGAGCTGGAGACCGGCCTCGGCGGCGGCTACAGCCGGCTGGCGGTGGACATGCAGCTGCCGCTGGGCCTGTGGCTGCTGCGCAAGGAGAAGATCACCTTTACCAAGGACGAGATCGAACCGACTGTGGTGACGGGGCTGGACGCCCTCTCCCGCAACGGGGACTTCGAGAACTTGGCAAGGTTTCTCGACAAGGCCGTGAACGTGGGCAACCTCCCACCCCACGTCTCGAAGTGGCTGAAGCTGGACAACCTGTTCACAGACTTCGCCACCATGTGCGGAGTGGACGCGAAGCGCTACGTGTACTCCGCCCAGGAAGTTGAACAAGCCGACGCCGCGCAGCGCGAAGCTGAAGTGCAGGCGGAAACCGCCAAGGCCGCGGGGCAAGCCGCGGCGCAAGGAGCAGTGCAAGAATGAGTGACCAGAACGATCTGAACAAGACCGAAGGCACCAACGAGACCGTCCCCGGGGCGCCCGTCGAGACCAGCACCCAGGGTCAGCCCGAGGGGAAGCCCGCGGGCAGCCCTCCCATCGACCTGAACAAGCAGGAGCCGGCCGAGGAGATCAAGACCGGCGCCGCCGCGCTGGACGTGAGCCTGAAGTTCCTGGCCCAGGCAGGCCTGAAGCCTTCGGACCCGCTGGTCAAGGGCGCCCTGGAGTCCGGTGACTTCGGCCCCGTCAAGGCGTGGCTGACCGCGAAGGACGTGAAGGGGTTCGAGCCGTTCCTGGCCCTGGCCGAGGAGCACGTCGAGGCCAAGGCCGCCGCGGAGAAGGCGGCCCGTGAGGCTACCGCCAAGATGGTGTACGAGGTCGCCGGCGGCGAAGAGCAGTGGGGCAAGGTGCGCGCCTGGGCGGCCGACAAGGCCGACGAGTCCGAACGCGACGCCATCAACGCCATGATGAAGGCCGGCGGCCTGCAGGCGAAGATCGCGGCGAAGTACCTGGTGTCCGCCTACGAGGCGGCGCACGGCAAGGCGCCCGAAGCCAAGCCCGCTGCCCTACCGGCCACCGCTGCCCGCGGACAGGCGGCTCCGACTGCCGCCCTCGACCCGGCCAGCTTCCGAGCCGAGCTGGCCTCGCTGACCGCCCGCATCGGCACCAACGCCCTGGCCCGCAGCCCGGAGTACAAGGCGCTTCTGCAACGCCGCGCCGCGTACCGCGGTTGATCCCTATACTGGCACAGTCACTGACTTCCTGAAAGGACCTTTCAAATGCCTTTGGACGACATCTTCAATGTCACCCGTCCGAATGCTGCCAACGGCGGCACGGACCCCCTCGAACTCGTCATCGAGCGCTTCACCGGCATGGTGGAGGGTACGCTCCTCCGTCGCTCCGCCCTGCAGGGCTGGGTTCCCATCCAGACCGTTCGCGGCACCGCCACGATCCGCGACGACGCGGTCGGCCAGTCCACGATCCAGGTCCTGGACCCCGCTGGCGCTTCGCCGGACGGCACCAAGAACGACTTCGCCAAGAACACGCTGACCATCGACACCGTGGTCCTGGCGCGCGCCGTCTTCCCGCTGCTGGAGGTCTTCCAGACCAACTTCGACAAGCAGCGTGAGGTCGCCAACGAGCACGGCAAGGCCCTCGCCAAGCTGTGGGACCAGGCCATGTTCATTCAGGGCATCAAGGCGTCCCTGCTGACCGAGTCCGCCTTCAGCATGGGCAACGCCGGCAAGCCCGCCGGTCACTCTGGCGGCAGCATCGAGACCCTGGCGAACGCCGGCGACGCTGCTGACCCGGCCAAGCTGGTCGCTGCGCTGGCCCGCCTGATGGTCAAGATGGAGCTGAAGGACGTCGATCCGCAGAACGACGACGTCATCGCCGCCTGCCGCCCGGACGTGTTCTACACGCTCCTGCAGGCCGAGCAGCTGATCAACCAGGACTACATCACCGCTGACGGCAACAAGATCAGCGGCATGGTCCTGAAGGCGTATGGTGTTCCCGTCCGCCGGTCGAACAACTACCCGGCTGGTCAGAACATCACGGCCCACCCGCTGAGCACGCCGAACAACAACAACGCCTACAACGGCAACTTCACGAAGGCCGTGCTGACGCTGATGGCGCCGCGCGCCCTGCTGGCTGGCGAGACGATCCCGCTGACCACGGACGTCTTCTACGACCGCACGCAGAAGAAGCACTTCGTGGACGCGCACATGAGCTACGGTGCGACCGTCCGCCGCGCCGAGTTCGCGGGCTCGATCTACAAGCCCTGATCGGCCAAGAGCCCCGTTCATCCCCCAAGGATGGCGGGGCTTTTTTTTCGCTTTTTGCATTAGGAGGTTGCCCAATGCTCACTGAACTCGACATCGTGAACGCCTGCCTGGCGAGCATCGGGCAGGCCCCTCGCACCAGCCTGGCGCGGCCCGACAGGTACACGTCAGCCATCGTGGCCTTGATCAAGAAGACCCTGAAGGACCTGCAGGAGACCCCTTGGTGGTTCAACACCCGGCTCGTGGATGTCGTTCCAGACGAAGACAACGACTGGCGGGTCGATGACCAGATTCCATGCAACGTGCTGGACGTCATCTCCGCTGACGGCGAGCCCCTGGCCTACCAGTTCCCTGGCATCCTGGTCTCGATCCCCGGAGGGGAGACGATCAAGACGAAGCGCACGATCAAGTGCGTGTTCGAGCTGGTCTTCCAAGACCTGCCGCACGCGGCCCAGGCGGCCGTGCACGACGCCGTCGTCCTGAAGTTCCACGAGGCCTACGGTAGCGGGGACCGCCAACACCTGGTGCGTGATGCGGCTAGCTCGGCGCTGCGCCTCCGGATCGCCCAGGACCGTCACTACCGTACCAACCTGCTGCACCGCCCGCTGACGGCCTACAACGTCCTCCGCGCCCGCGGCAGCCGTCCGTACATCCGCTACTGAGGAGACCTTCATGCTGAACTTCAGTTTGCCCACCGTGCTCGGGGGAGTTAGCCAGAAGCCCCCGTACCTTCGGCGCCCGGGGCAGCACGCGGACCAGATCAACATGTTCTGCGACCCGGTGCGCGGGCTCGGCCGCAGGCACGGCTCCAAAGTCCTGGACTTCAAGCAGGGCATGCTCGGCGGGATTGTATCCGAGGCGGAAGCCGCCTCGTTCCGGGACTACCCGCTCAGCGTCGGCGCCAGCGACTACGTGGTGGTCACCAGGTACCGGGCCAAGGTTCCGCTCTCCGCCGTCCCTCCGTTCATCGTGGCGAACCGCGAGACCGGGGAGCTGTTGAACGTGAATAAGCCGCCCTCGGACTCCGTGCTGACCGCCATCGAGAACAACGGCGTGGCCGCGGCCACCGCTGTCGGCCGCTTCATCGTCATGGCCCCGAAGGGCCTGGCGCCGACCTACACCCGAACGGCAACGTGGGCAGTCGAGGCCAACCAACGGCACCACGCCGTGTGGGTCAGGGGCGGCGCGTACAGCCGGCCGTTCAGCATCACGCTGATCAGGGGCAACCAGAAGTTCACGGTCACGTATACGACCAGGCAGGCCAGCTACCCCGGAGTGCTGGACACGTCTGACCTGTTGCCCAGCGACCCGGAGTACACGAAGAAGGTCAACGACCGCACCAACCAGTTCAACAGCTGGGCCACCCGGTGGGCTGGCGAGGCGCTTGCGGACGCGACTCCCGAGAACATTGCCCAGCGACTGCGGGATATGCTCGTCACCAGCGGCTTCCTGTCGCCGGGCAGCACGGTTACCGTGCGGGATTCGACCATCGTGATCGACGACCCGAGCGTCGAGGAGATCGAAGTCTCTGACGGCGGGGACAACAGCCTCATCCGCGGCACCGGGAACACCGTCAGCTCCCCCGAGGCGCTGACCACGGTCGCCCTTCCTGGCAAGGTCGTGAAGGTGCGCCCGACGAACGACGCCGGCGGAGTCACCTTCTACGTGAAGGCAATCGCGAAGGACAAGTCTACAGGTGCTCCGGCTCAAGTGACTTGGGAGGAGACCGCAGGCTCCCGCATCGACATCAACCGGCTGTTTGCGGTCGGCACGGTGCACAACGGCCAGTTCTACATCAGCTCCGACCTGGGCTGGCTGAAGAACGCAACCGGGCTCTCCATCCCAAACTACGTTCCCAGCGACTGCGGCGACGAGGATTCGGTGCCCACTCCGGCGTTCCTTGACGCGGGCGTCACCGGCCTTGGGGTGTTCCAAGACCGCCTCATCATCGGCACTAGCGGCGGTACGCTGGCGACCTCCCGCACCGGGGACTACTTCAACCTGTTCCCGGGCAGCGTGGTGACGTCGGTCGCGTCCGACCCGGTCGGGTTCCAGATTCTCGGCGGCGAGGACGACGCGCTCCGCAGCATGGCGGTATACGACCGCAGCCTGATGATCAACGGGGACAAGCGGCAGTACGTCATCCCCGGGCGCCAAGCCCTCACTCCGGCCACGGCCTCGGCGTCCGTGCTCGCAAGCATCTCCGGCGCCGGCGGCGTCCCGGCGGTCGTGTCCGGGAACTTCATGTTCCTGCTGAAGGACAGCGCCGGAAGCGCCGCGCTGTACCAGGTGCGCCCCGGCCTCGTCGAGAACAGCCCGTTCCTGCTGGAGCTGTCGTCCGAGCTGGACAGCTACCTCAAGGGCAAGGCTGTGTCTCTCGCCGTTGGTGACACCCCGGACGTGGTCGTGATCCGGACGGACGGCTCTCAGGACCTGTTCCTCTACCAGTTCATGGACCGCGACGGAGACCGCGGGCCCCAACGGGTCATGGAGGCGTGGCACAGGTGGAACATCGCCGGGTTCCCCATTACCCAAATCCTGTCCGCCTCAATCCGGGACGGCAAGCTGCTTTTGGTCGCGGTTGTGTTTGCGGGCGGGGAGAAGAACCTTGTGTGCACCCTGTCGATTCCGCTGACGGCGGACGTGAGTGACCTCCCGTACCTGGACTTCCTGCACCAATCCACGACGTTCGTGTCGGCGCCCGGGGAGGGCGCCGGCGACAAGCGGATGCAGGCCCGCGCAGCCGGCCGCGCGGCCGGCTACAAAGGCGTGACCCGCCTGGCCGACCTGGAAACCCCCGGCCGAGTGCCGGAAGCGACTTGGCACGGGTTCATCTACACGTCTGAAGTCGCCCTTACGTCGCCGCAGGTTCCCGCAGACGGGCCGTCTCAGCTGGCGACCGAGACCGTCGTCAGCACGGCGACGGTGCAGCTTGCCTCCGCCGGCGGGGTAGCCTACGACCTGGTTTCCAACAACGGGGAGTCGTTCTTCCGCACCTTCCGTGGAAGTAAGGTCCAGCCGCTGCTCGACCCGACTGGCGTAAAGTGCGAGACCTACGCGAACATTGGCTTTATGGGTGGCGGCGGGACCCCTGGGAACCCTGGTCGTGGCGTCGCTTTCCTGATTCTTCTCGGTACGGACCTGTCGTTGCCATTCAGGAGTATGTGGATGGGAGTGGGTGCCCCCTATGGCTTGATCCCGCCCTCGCCGGTGTCTGGAACCAACGTCGTAACCAGAACGCTATCTGGTGACGAGCCAATTCCGAAAGTGTTGGCCCTTAGTCAGCTTGTAGACGCCACCGCGGCACGCCCTGAAACGAGGTTGACGCACAACGCACACTCTTGGGATTATCAGCTCAACCCAAATGACATTCGGGTCGCGGAATGGGGAGACATGCGTGGAACCGCCTTTACTGTTGTTGGCGGGACTAAGATGGGCTGGTTTGATTTTCGAACGCTCGCGGCGGAAGGCCCCGGGGCTTACAGAGCGATGACGTTGGCCGCAGAACCGGACACTCCCAACGGCGTTATTCGCGCAGCGATGATCGGGCTCGGGGTAACTGGGCTACCGGTGGGAATTTGGGGAATTACCGGTCCAAGCCCCGATTTCATGCCCAATGACGGGACAGCATTGGCTGGATTTACGGAAATGATCAACACTTTCGGCGGGACCGGGTACAATTGGGTATCCTCCACAGTGAAAATCCGCGGTCCTGAGGGTCCCGGTGGCGTGGTAAACGACGAAGAAGTAGACGTGCTGTTTATCCACCGGCAGTCTTCCCCGCCAATGCTGTTTGTAATGATCGGGACGCTGGACTACATAAGCAACACCGAAAGCTAACCAGCCCCTCAGGAAACCCGAGTTCTGGTACAACTTCAGAAACAGGAGTACTCTCTAATGGGCATCCGACTGACTGACGATTGCTGGCCGCCTGGATCGACGTGGCCGCGGCAACTGCCCCCGGCGATCCCGTCGCCTGACACCAGCGGCCCGCCCGTTCCTGGGGAGGGCGGGGACCGCATGGACCCGGCCTACACCGGGGACGTGCTCCAGCTTCTGGAGGCCGACCCCGAAACGGACGCCATTGAGGAGCTGGGCCCGCTGGAGCACGCCACCCTAACCGTCCCGGTCTTGGCCGCGCCAACCGACTACAACCTGCGCGTGCAAGCATCCCTGTGGGCCCCGATGACCATTGTCGGCGTGGACTACACCATGAACCTCAAGCAACGCGCAAGGAGACTCTGATGGCCGACACCAAGACTTCGGCCCCCAAGCAGGGGAACAACCTGGCGGTAGCCTTCGCCGGGATGCAGCTGGCCGGCGCGTTGCTGGACGCCAAGCACTCCCGGGACATCGCCAGCATCAACCAGAACGTGTTCAACGCCGAGGCCGCGGCGAAGAACAAGGTGCGCACGGCGAGCACTTTCGCCAGCGCCGCCACGACCGGCCTCGCTAGGTTCGTTCAGGACGTGAACAACCGCCGGCGGGTGGACCAAGGTGCCGAGCGCCGCGACGCTTTGATAGGGGCTATGTTTCTCGCCAAGGAAACGGTGGCAGCTAACAAAGCCGACCGGCGCATCCGAGCCCAGGAGGCCCTTGGGGCCCAGGCTGCCGCCTCGGCGTTCGCTGGCACCGTGTCCACAGCGAACCCGCTGGACACGGCCATCGCCCTGCAGACCGCGCGGGCGGAGCAGCGGGAGTTCGCGGCGGCCGAGCGCCGCAGCATCTTCCTCGGCCGGGACGCCGGAGACGCCCTCGGCGGCGCCTACGTCGGCCAGGACCTGAGCACCAAACTGCCGACCGTTCAGGACCCGAACATCGCGCCGCGACAGGCGGAGCCCGGGATGTCCAACCTGGAAGCCCTGATGAACGCCGGGCTGAACATGCGGGACATCATGCTCAGCGCCGGCGATATGTCGAAGTTCCTGAAGCAGAAGTGGCAGGAATGGCGCAACCCACAACCCCCGCAAGGAGGATGACCCATGAACAGCTTCGCCCCTGAACCGGGTCAAGCACCCGACATCTTCCTGCCCAAAGGCAGGCCCGAGGTCTCCACCGGCGTCCAACACCAGGTTGCCAACCCCGACCTGGGCGTGAACTTCCGACCGACCAAGGCGAGCCCCTTGATCGGGAAGCTGATGTCTTTCGCCGCCCCGTTGGTCGCCAAGAAGGTGGCCGAGCAGGAGCAAACCAAGTTCATCGAGGGGATGCTTCAGGTCGCCAGCGGGATGACCGCCAAGGAGATCGCTGAACAGCACCCTGGCTGGGCCTCCGTCTTCGGCGAAGGCGCCGGAGTCCAGGGCGCCCGCGTGTATGAGGGCCTGCAGGACGCGGCTGCTCTGGAGCAGAAGTTCCAAGAAGCGCTGCCGGAGCTGCGAACGTTGAGCCCGCACGAGCACGCGAAGTACCTGTCCCGCATCTTGGCGGGAAGCATGACCGACGACCCGCTGCGGAACACGGCCATGCAGACCGCTTTCCTCAAGGCTGCCCCGCAGTGGCTGAAGATCAGCACGGCCGAGCACGTCAAGTTCAACCAGGAGCAAGCCGTCCTGGCAAAGCACAAGTTCATCAGGACCGCCGTCCAGAACTTCGAGAAGTGGGACCAAGAGGCCCGGTCGCCCGGGACCACTCAGACCGCCGAGGACCTGGAGCGTCACACCGGCCTCCTGATCTCGCAGATCACCCCGCAGGCCGGGGACGACTTCGAGAACCACGGTCGCCTGCTGACCCAGGTCCTGGAGGAGTCCATGCGGGCAGGGAACTTCGGCGCGGTCGGCGCCCTCCGCCGCAACGGGCTGTTCGCCGCCCTGCCCCCGGCCGACCGTGACCGCCTGGAGCACATGTACCGGATCGAGGGCCAGCGAGTCCAGTCCGAGCTTCTGCACAAGGCCATCGTCAAGAACCCGGCCGCCGGCTCGATTGTCACGGCCGCCGCCGCGCTGCGGGTCGAGCCTCCCGTGAACCCGAAGGAGCTTGCCGACGCCGTGGCGAAGATCAACAAGGCCGCCCGGGATGTCACCGGCGTGGACGTGGACTACATCCCGCCTAGCGAGCTGGACAACCTGCTGGCCCGCGGGCTCAACGCGGAGCAGCAGAAGGCCGCAGCAGCGGCCCGGGAAGCCGCAGGCAGGCGCGACGCGGTGGCCGCCGCCCAAGCCGAGATGGCAAAGGTCTCGCGGATGGACGCCTTCCTGTTCCAGCCGGGCTTCGCTGACGGAAGCGCCTCCACGGAGGCCTCCCTGGACGAGGGCGGGGTGCGCCTCATGCAGAGCCGCGCTGCCGCCCTGTGGACCCGGCTGCCGCCGGAGGGCCAGGCGCTGATGCTGCGCCGGGCCCAGGATCACAGGCTGCTCGTGCCCGCCCAGCAGATCACCAACACGCTGGCCTCGAAGACCTGGAACCCGAACATCGACAGGATCGCGCAGGTCCTGGAGGCTGCCGGGCCCGCGAAGGCGCACTACATCAACCGCGAGCAGGAGGTCCTGCTGGAGGACTACAGGAACTTCCGAGCCGGGAACCTGGCGCCGGACGCCGCCTGGGAACGGG